CGAAAACTGGTTCTGATTAAGCTGGCTGATAATGCCAGCGATCAGGGCGAGTGCTGGCCCAGCTATCAGCATATTGCTGATCAGTGCGAGATTAGCAAACGTTCTGTGATGAATCATATTACGGCTCTTTGTGAATCTGGACTGGTAAAAAAAGTTTCCCGGAAAGGTGAAAAAGGGAACTCGAGCAATATTTATCTTCTTCGTCTTGATGGTGCAAAAGATTCACCAGGTGGTAGTGCAAATAATTCACTACCTAGTGCAGCAAATTCACCAGGTGGTGCAGGAGTTGCACCAGGGGGTAGTGCAGGAGATTCACCCAGAACCAGTCACTCTTTTGAACCAGTCAAAGAACCAGTCAATGAATCAACTATTGGCGCATCCGCTGACGCGTCTGCACCAGCGCGTTCTGCCAGACAGGAATATTCACCGGAATTTGAACAGGCCTGGCAGGAATATCCCAAACGTGCTGGTGGCAATTCCAAGTCAGCAGCCTTCAAAGCCTGGAAAGCCCGTATCAGGGAGGGAATAAAACCGGAGACCATGCTTGATGGCGTGAAGCGGTATGCCGCCTGGGTACGTGCTACAGGAAATACCGGCACACAGTTCGTGAAGCAGGCTGCGACGTTCTTTGGACCCGATCGTCACTTCGAAGATTACTGGCAACAGCCAGCCGCTCACGGAGGTGGGCGACAGCGACAGGTCGATGTCCTGGCTGGCCTGGGAGCCATGTCTGACAAATTCGGTAAATCCAGTAACAAATTGACATTCTGAGGTGACAGCGATGATGACGATTGACCAACGTGAGAAACAAACAAGACTACAGGCGCGAATGGATGAGTTACGGGCAGAAATGGATGAGTTACGGGCAGAGATTGCATTTGCTCAGAAGGGCGAAAAGCCATGGCCTTATCGTTCCTGCCTGATGCGTGAAGGTCGCGGATATTGCGAAAAACACGGTAAATATCGTACGCATATACTGGTGTGGATCGATCGTAATGGCGAGGACAGAGAAAAAATTTCATGCTGCCCTGACTGCTTGATCGCTGAGGCCAGTGATTTGACCATGGAACTGTCGTCCCTCAAGGCGGAAGAACTGACTGATAACGCCGGAATTGCTCTGCGTTTTCGGGACTGCGAGTTTGATAATTATCTGGAGGTTAATCCTGACGCAGCCAGAAATCTTGCGGCCTGTCGCCGCTATGCGGAGAACTGGCCAGATATGCTGGAGAACGGTACCAGTCTTGTTATGACCGGCAGTTGCGGTACCGGGAAAAATCATCTGGCGGTATCAATGGCAAAACACATCATCCGTAACTATCTGGCCAGTGTGGAGATCACCGACGTGATGCGCCTTACCCGTGCTGTGAAAAACTGCTGGCGGAATGACAGTGAAAAAACAGCGGATGACGTCATTGAGCATTATGCGTCACTGGATTTGCTGATCATCGACGAAGTCGGCGTTCAGTTTGGCAGTGCGGCTGAAATGGCCATTTTGCAGGAAATTATCAATGCCCGGTATGAGGGTATTTTGCCAACTATCTTGATCAGCAACCTTTCACCGGAAGAATTGTGGGCGTTCATCAGTCCCCGGATTGCCGACAGGATCACCAATGGCGGGCGCAACTGGTTGTCGTTTAACTGGCCCAGCTACCGTTCTCGTATCGGAGGTGTTGCCGCATGACCAGCCAGAACACCCCGGCATGGCGTAACGATGACCTGGAAGGCGCTGTCATTGGCGCGTTTTTTCTGCGTGGGGCTGATCCGGAAGTGATGGATATTCTGGCCACATTGTCGGCGGACGTTTTTTCTGCACGACAGTACCGGGATATTTACGCGGGAATTTGCAGACAGGCCCGTGTATCCGGCGTCATTGACCCCGTACTGCTGTGCAATGAGATGCCGGAACTTGCCCCGGTGATTACCGACACCGGACGCAAAACCTGGGTGAAGTCTTCACTGGAGCACTATGTCGCAGCGTTGCGGCGTAATGCCGCACTGCGCGATGCAGAAAAAACACTGACTGAAGCATTACAGAATTTACGTGATGCGTATACCTGTGAAGCAGCCGAGGATGCCCTGAAGGATGCGCAGAACATGATGGCCTCACTGTCGACCGGAAAGGGCGTCATTCAGCCGGTTCACATTGATGATGTCCTTCCGGAAGTGGTCGACCGTGTTGAATGCCGCAATCAGGGACTGGAGAAATCCAGGGCGCTGATGACCGGTATTGATGAACTGGACGCAAAAACGGGCGGTATGGAGCCAGGCGACCTGGTATTCATTGCGGCTCGTCCTTCGATGGGGAAAACCGAACTTGCGCTGGATATCATCGACAAGGTGACTGAGCAGGGGCATGGCGTGCTTCTGTTCACCATGGAGATGGCGAACATCCAGATTGGTGAACGTATGGTGTCTGCAGCAGGGGGAATGCCGGTATCCCGTCTTAAGTCTGTTGCCCGTTTTGAAGACGAAGACTGGGCACGTTTCTCACAGGGCGTGGGACGAATGACGGGGCGTAATATCTGGATGGTGGACCAGGCAAACCTGACCATTGATGAGATATGTGCAACCACGAGGCACCACCGGATGAAACACCCGGAAACGGCGCTGGTGGTGGTCGATTACCTCGGCCTGATTAAAACCCGCAGCACGGGGCGTCACGACCTTGCTGTGGGGGAAATCTCAAAGGGACTTAAAAGCCTGGCAAAATCCGGCGGTTTTCCGCTGATTGCTCTGAGCCAGCTCTCCCGTGGCGTGGAATCCAGACCCAATAAACGCCCCATGAACTCGGACCTGAAAAACTCAGGGGAAATAGAGGCGGATGCAGACATCATTCTGATGCTTTACAGGGATGAGGTGTACAACCCGGAGACACAGGCGAGAGGCATAGCTGAAATCAACATCACGAAACAGCGTAATGGCACGCTGGGTACCATTTACCGGCGTTTTCATAACGGGCATTTTCTGCCTGTGGATCAGGAGAGTGCCCGGGTTCTTTCCACTCCCATGACGCCGGGCAATCCGCGCAGATACAGCAATAACCGCATGTCGGGTAGTAAAACGGAGCGTTTATTTTGAACAACAGAACAACCACTGTTTCACCGGAACAACTTCGTCGGCAGGCGCAGGAGATGCTTCGTTGTGCTGAACAGATGGAAAAAACGAGCGTGGCAAAGGATACGCTCCGCAAGCAGCTTACTCCGGCGCTTCGTGATCTGCTGCAGGCAAAACACCGCACACAAAAGGCGGTGGATGAGCTGGTGGATTGCGTGGCGGAACTGGAAGGCAAGGTAAGCCAGTTTGAAACTCTGGTGAAGGAGTTTACTGCGTGATGGCTGAATTTTTTCTCCTGTGTTCATGCAATATCGTTCGCTGAGGTGACCGTGAGAGCATTGTTGACTCCTGAAATTGCCCCGCGAATGGGGATTGTATTGTTCAGACCCGGTTCAGAGCTGATGCCCCTGTTTATGCAGGGGCGTGTCCTGCTGGAGCCTGAGCCGGAACGTTATTCATCTTTCGCCAGCGGTGCCGTTCCGGCAGCATCACAACCGCTGGCGGATGATCCTGCCGTTCGGGCCGTGTTCCGCAATGAGGCAGTTATTCGTCGTGCTGGTGGAGTGGAATGTCTTGAAAGCTGGTTACTTCGTGAAAAAGGCTGCCAGTGGCCTCATTCCGACTGGCACAGCGAGAACATGACCACAATGCGACACACGCCGGGCGCAATCCGTCTGTGCTGGCACTGCGATAACCAGCTGCGCGATCAGTTCACGGAACGGCTGGAATCAATGGCAACGGATAACTGTACCCGCTGGGTGTTGTCTGTTGTGCGTCGGGATCTCGGTTTTGATGACAGTCACGTTGTGACAATGCCGGAACTGTGCTGGTGGCTGATTCGTAATGATCTGGCGGATGCCTTACCGGAAAGTGCAGCCCGTAAGGCACTGAGATTACCGAAGCCTGTTGTGCCGTCTGTCACCCGGGAAAGTGACCTTGTGCCTTCGGTTCCTGCCACCAGCATCATCCAGGATAAAGCGAAAAAGGTGCTGGCGCTGAAAGTGGATCCGGAGTCGCCGGAGTCTTTTATGTTACGCCCAAAACGTCGCCGCTGGGTTAATGAAAAGTACACGCG